TTCCAGTTCCCTGATCCTTTAACACACGATGACTTAATTGACGCCTTGGCCTACATTGACCAGTTGGCTGTGGTGTCTTACTACTCTGACTTTGATTTTGATGATGAGTATGAAATGATTGACCCGATGGCAGGATATTAACAGGAATTCTTATGGATTTTGATAACGAATACGATAACTTTATTGACGAAAGCCTAGAAGGTTGGGTCATTAACAAGTGTGATAAGTGGCGTGACCATTTTGAATCTAACTACTCTGAGAAGTTCGACGAATACTACCGACTTTGGCGAGGTATCTGGGCCAGCGAAGACTCAATGCGTCAGAGCGAACGTAGCCGTATTATTACACCTGCTCTACAGCAAGCTGTTGAAAGCTCTGTAGCAGAAGTAGAAGAAGCTACGTTTGGTCGTGGTAAGTGGTTTGATGTACGTGATGATTATCAGGACAAAGACACCACTGACATTGCTTTTCTACGTACACAACTAGAAGAAGACTTCAAGTTCACAGGAACACGTAAGGACATTGCTGAGTGTATCTTGAACGCTGCTGTGTTCGGCACGGGTATCGGTGAGATTGTTCTTGATGAGGTTAAGCAGGCCAAGCCAGCAACACAGCCTATCATGGATGGTGCTATGGAAGCTGTAGGCGTCAACATCGAAGATCGCTTTGTTGTGAAGCTACGTCCTGTAATGCCTCAGAACTTCCTGATTGATCCTATTGCTACTAACATTGATGATGCCCTTGGTGTAGCCATTGATGAGTTTGTTCCTATCCACCAAGTAGAGATGGCGCAGGAACAAGGTATTTACCGTGACGTAGACATCGCTGTAGCAGAGGTAGACACAGACCTAGAGCCCGACCAAGACATCACCTTGTACACTGACGACAAAGTACGTCTAACTAAGTATTATGGTCTTGTTCCCCGTAACCTGCTCGAGAAGGCGCTCACAGAGCCGTCAGAGGACGGAGAAGAAGTTGAGGTAGTGTCCCTTACCGAAGATGACGAACGTGGCTCTGAGGGCTACGTAGAGGCTGTGGTGGTCATTGCCAACGGTGGTACGCTGCTGAAGGTTGAAGAAAACCCCTACATGATGCAAGATCGTCCTGTCGTTGCTTTCCCTTGGGATGTCGTACCAAGCCGCTTCTGGGGTCGTGGTGTATGTGAGAAGGGCTACAACAGCCAGAAAGCCCTTGACACTGAACTACGTGCTCGTATTGATGCCTTGGCCTTGACTGTACATCCTATGATGGCTGTGGACGCTTCACGCCTGCCTCGTGGCACTAAGCTGGAAGTACGTCCGGGCAAGACCATCCTAACCAACGGCAACCCCTCTGAGGTGTTACAGCCTTTCCGCTTTGGCGGTGTAGACCAAGTAACCTTTGCACAGGGCGCACAGCTTGAACGTATGGTTCAGCAGGCTACAGGTGCAGTAGACAGTGCAGGTATGCAGGGCGTAGTCAATGGTGAAGCTACTGCTGGTGGTATCAGCATGGGCTTAGGTGCTATCATCAAGCGTCATAAGCGTACCCTGATTAACTTCCAAGAAGCATTCTTGATCCCGTTTGTGACCAAAGCAGCACACCGCTATATGCAGTTTGCTCCTGACCTGTATCCTGTTCAGGACTTTAAGTTCTGTGCTTCTAGTTCTTTGGGTATTATTGCTCGTGAATACGAGGTTACACAGCTAGTACAGTTGCTACAGACTATGGGTCAAGACAGTCCGCTGTACCCGATGCTGGTTGAAGCTGTCATTGACAATATGAATATTAGTAATCGTGAAGAACTGATTGCTACATTGAAGCAAGCACAGCAGCCTAACCCTGAAGCACAGCAAGCAGCACAAGCGCAGCAGCAGATGCAGATGGCTCAGCTACAGGCGCAAGTACAAGCTCTGACAGCACAGGCATCAGAGTTCCAGAGCCGAGCACAGAAGTACCAGACTGAAGCCGCTCTAGCCGAGTATGAAGCTCAGACAGACCGCATCAAAGCCTTGTCTAATAACCTAGACGAAGGTATTGAAGACGAGCGTGAGTTCCAGCGTCGAGCTAAAGCAGCAGAACTAATCTTAAAAGAACAGGCACTTTCAAAAGGAGATAATGCCAATGGTCGTAACACAGCAGCAGTTCAACAAAGCAATGGAGGAGATCAACGAGTCCTTCAGCAAGCTAGCCCAGCGCCTCGACGCCTTAGAACAAACAACAGCGAAGCCCAAACCGGCCCCGAAAGCTAAAGTTGAAAAAAGTGCTTGACTTTTCATAACTTCTATGTTATAATAGGGGTATGATAGACAAACAAACAAATGACTACTACGACGCCATGTTTGATATGTTCAATTCCAAAGGTTGGAAAGAGTTCATGTCAGACATGGAGTTTGCCCTTGACGCCTTAGACAACTTAGAATCTATTCAAGATGAAAAGCAATTGTTTACCACTCAAGGACAAGTAAAGACTTTGAAGTCAATTATTGGCTTCCAAAGTGCAATTGAAGCAACATACGAGGATTTGAAGAATGATTCGTAGGTTTGATTTCCGTTGTAACAATAACCACACAGCTGAGTATTTTGTTCGTCACGATGTGAAAACAACACCATGCTCAACGTGCGGTGAACCTGCCGAAAGGCTTATTTCTACTCCCTCTCTTGGCCTTGACCCGTTATCGGGTGACTTCTATGGGGCAACACGGAAATGGCACAAGAACAGAGAGCAGAAACTAAAACAAGAGCGTAAGCAAAACCAAGGCTAACTTGGCGCTTACAACCATTACTTTTCCATAATGCGATTATACGCACGGAGTTTCATAAATGGCACAATTTATTGAGCAGCCTGAAGAAGATACTTCAGAAGGCTTTAGTAACTTTGAAGAACAAGAAGAAGCACAGCCAACGCAGGAGCCCGAAGAGGTAACTCCTACTGAGGATGCCCTACCAGACAAGTACAAAGGCAAGGACGTTAAGGAAATTGTCCGTATGCACCAAGAAGCTGAAAAGCTACTCGGTCGCCAGAGTTCTGAGGTAGGTGAGTTACGAAAGGTCGTCGATGACTTTATCAGGACGCAAACCAATAATCAAACTGCCCCTCAGCAAGTCGAAGAAGAAGATGAAGTAGACTTCTTTGTAGAACCTGAGAAAGCTGTAGCAAAAGCAATTGAGAACCACCCTGAGATCCAGCAGGCTAAGCAGATCACACAACAGATGAAGCAACAGGCTATTGTTGCCCAGCTACGTGAAAAGCACCCTGACTTTGCAGAGATCATTCAGGACACTGGCTTCAAAGATTGGGTAGAGGCATCTAAAGTTCGCACTCGTTTGCTCTTAGAAGCAGATAAGAATTATGACTTTGATTCCGCTGATGAGCTACTGAGTTCTTGGAAAGAACGTAAGGGTATTGTTAAGCAAACCCAAGAAGTTCAAGAACAAGAACGAAAGCGCCAACTAAAGACGGCATCTACAGGTACTGCTAAAGGTTCAGGAGAAGCACCTTCTAAGAAACTTTACCGCCGTGCTGACATTATCAAACTTATGCAAAATGACCCTGACCGCTACCTGCAACTAGCTGATGAAATTACAGCAGCATACGCAGAGGGACGGGTACGATAACGTATCTTATTATGAAAAAGGAATATTAAAATGGCAACATCAACTTTCCCCAATATGGGCGGTGCAGTAGACAATACTAGCGCAGCTAAGTTTATCCCTGAGCTGTGGAGTGACGAGATCGTCGCAGCTTATAAGAAGTCTTTGGTATTGGCTAACCTAGTCAACAAGATGCCGATGACTGGTAAGAAGGGCGACACCCTACACATTCCTAAGCCTACTCGTGGCGTTGCGAATGCTAAGGTTGAAAACCAAGCAGTCACCATTCAGAATGCTGTTGAAGACGAAGTAATCGTCACCATCGACAAGCACTTCGAATACTCACGTTTGATCGAAGACATCACCGATGTACAGGCTCTGGCTTCTATGCGTCGTTTCTACACTGACGATGCTGGTTATGCTCTGGCTAAGCAGGTAGACGATCACCTGTTCGAACTAGGTAAGTCTTTGGGTGACGGTAACGGTACCTCTTGGGCACACAGCAACAGCTTCTACATGGACGCTACCACTGGTCTGACTGCATACGCTGAAGACACTGTAGCTTCTGCTGACGTCTTCTCTGATGCTGGCTTCCGTGCCGCTATTCAGCAGTTGGACGACGCTGACGTACCGATGGACGGTCGTTTCATTGTTATTCCGCCTTCAGTGCGTAATGACATCATGGGTATTGATCGTTACAACAGCTCTGACTTTGTAGACGGTCGTGGTGTTAACAACGGTCAGATTGGTCAGCTGTACGGCATCGACGTATACGTTACCAGCAACTGCCCTGTTATCGAAACTGCCGTTAACAACGCCGCTGGTGGTGCTGTTAAGGCTGGTCTGTTGGGCCATAAAGACTCTATGGTCTTGGCTGAGCAGATGGGTGTTCGTTCACAGACCCAGTACAAGCAAGAGTTCCTGTCAACTCTGTTCACCTCTGACACTCTGTACGGTACCAAGGTTATCCGTCCTGAGTCAGCATTGGTCTTGGCCTTTAACGGCTGATCCAGACTGTGTAGCCCCTTCGGGGGCTATGCTTTTATAAGTCTATTGATTAGTAGATTTATCAAAGCAATCAAGCTGTCACCCACCACTACAGGAATGTGAGGCAATATGTCTACTAAGATTCTTAT